CTTGTTTACCTTCGGCACCTTGATCACCTTGTTTACCTTCAGCACCTTGTGAACCTGCACCAGTTGCCCCTTGAGCTCCATCGGCACCTTGTGCACCCTGAGAACCTGTTGGCCCTTGTGCTCCTTGCGCACCACCACCTCCACCGCCAGTAGAATTAATAGTTATTTCATCAGTAATAGAATTTACACTAAATGTAATATTTGTACCAGGTAATAAATCAACATCACTACTCGCAGCACCATCACTTAATTGAATACTTACACCACCACTAGTTAAACCAACAGCATTTAAATTATATGCAGATAAAGTAGCATTTTGCCATTCATTTACAGTTGAATTATAAACAAGTAATTGGTCATCTTGAACATTTGTAATGGTAACATCAGTTAAACCGCCTAGTGTTGAACTTCCTCCGCCTCCACTAGCTTCTACATCAACAGTTCCTCTGTATAAATGTCCATTTGCAGAATTAATCCACAGAGTTCTATCGTCTACAGTTCCACCACTTACATCATTACATAGCGGCCTGTTTGCAAAAGTTGTAGAAGGTAGAACTAATCCACCTTGATCTATATTAACACAACCTACAAAATAACCTGCCCATGTACCACTATCAGCAATTAAGTCTGTTATAATTTGACCAGCAGCACTGTTGGCTTGTGTATCTATAACATTAGAATATAATCCGATTCTTTGAGGATTTGTTCCTGCACCAGTAAATCCTATTATTTCACCAACATTAATAACAACAGCTGTTTTATTACTAAGTGAAATATTACTTCCAATATATTGTGTCGCTAATAAATTAGCATCATTATTAGTTTGAATATGACTACCATAATACTTATCATTACCATCATCTAACCATTGAAGTCTATTAACACCTTCAACAGACACAGGTGACTTATAAGTCATATCTAATCCTCTACCACTTACTAAAGCTCCTGAAAAATCATGATCAGTTTCAATCTCCATTGTTTTTGCCTCAACCTGACCAGCTTCATTACCACCTCTTAAATAATATTCACCTTTCTGAGTAACTCTAAAATAAGCAGCAGCTGCTTGGTTAATATATGAACCTACTTGGTATTGATCACCACTATCAAATCTACCTGTATTAATAACTCCTGTATTAACTAAAGGAATCCTAAATGATTCCGCTGTTGTTATTGTATCAGTCTGTAATTGAGGTATATACAATTCATTGTTTGCAGATAAGCTTAAACCATCTACGGATAATCCTGCTAACCCAGCACTTCCCATATTAATTCCAAAGGAACCATCAGTTCCATACATACCAGCAGTTGTTACCACTACAGAATTTAATGCATATTGAGTTGCAGCATTTCCAGCAACGTTTTCATTTCTAAGTTGTAATTGGTGTGTTGCTGCCGTATTATCAATATGTAAACCTGTAGTTGCGCTACTAAGTCTATTAAATTGTAATTGGCCTGCAGATCCACTTAATGAAACAATTCTAGTAGCAGAACCTATTGTTCCATCACTACCATAAATATTTACTTGCCCTAATGAGCCTATTGGTATTGGTTGATATTGACCAGCACTACTGCTCCATTGTAAAATATATCCATTAGCAGCTGGAGCATCTGCACTGGTCGCTACATTTGATAACATACCAATTGTTGGTGCTCCACTATTTAATTGAGCTAAGTCAACTAAACCTTCATCAAAATTATAAACAATATTTTTTAATGTAGCATCAGTACTTAGTGTTAATGCATCGCCTGCTCCAGTATTAGTTGAATCTAAACCATAAAATTGTAAATTGACACCAACTTTACCTGAATAGATATCTTGGTGTGTGGCACCTAGACCTATATTTTCTCCAACATTTACTTCACCAGGATTAGTTGCAAGGGTGTTTATTACTTTTATAGATTTAGAAGATAAATTATATTGTAATTGAATTCCTTGGCCAGCAATAAAATTAAATAAATCATTAGGGGATGTTGAGGCAACAATAGCATCATTACCCGTTTGTAATGCGCCAGGAGGCGATGTGGAATTAACATTAATTCTCCCAAAACCATTTGCACCCTGTATGTTAATATTACCTGAACCAATACCACCAATCATATCCCACTGTGAAGTATCGAATACACCTTGTGTAGTTCTAATGTTTGCTCTCCACCAAGCTAATACTTGGTCTTGTCCTGTGGTTGAAGGATCATCAACAATTACAGGATGATATACAATGTTTCCTATTTCATATATTCTGTCATCTTCCCATGGGTTAGCTACCATTTTAAAATTGGTATCTACTTCTGAGTTAGTGAGTTCTCTTTTTATCTCTGTTCTGAAAAGAATATATTCTTGTAGGTTAAATGACGTTGCCATTGAGTTAAATATTTTTTTATTTATTCTTCTTCTTTATATATTTAGTTTGGAGGATATTCCTCAATCTTAACATCATTATATGGAAATTGTGAAGTATCTTTTACTGAAGTAAACGCTTCTCTAAATGATTTAAGATACCATGTGTTTTCAGACCACCCAGGTACAGCATAACACGGTGAATAAATTCCAGTTACATAAATATATTTTAGCTCTGAGTAATACTTTACATAATCAGCAACTGCATTCTTTATTACTTGAATTTGCCTGTCTATAAGTACTTGTCTACCGGAGTTTCTTTGTCTATCATATGCAGAGCCTGTTTCAAGTTTTAAATTATTAGTAACATCTATTGCTTTAAATTCTGTACTAAAATCATAAAGATTACTCGCGGCTAAGAAAAATGAAATAGAAACCAAATCTCCTAGGTTACAATTATCAAGAGGCTTATAGTTTTTATTGTAATACTTTTCCATTGCAGCAACATCTGCAAAATCAATGTATTCGTGTCTTGCCCTGTCAAAAAAATCAACCTTAATGTTTGTTGAGGTTATTTTATTTTTTTTCAAAAAGGTAAAGAAGTCTAAAGCTAGTTTAAATGTTATTCCTTCTAAAATCAATGGAGTCTACTTTTTTGTTATATATTCAGTCTTTGATTAGATGGTAGTCATCTATAAGACATGATATAGGACCATGAGTGATTTTAGTTTGCTTAAAAATTTGTAGGTGATCTAGATTACGATAATTATCTATCCAATATACATGCTTAAATCCAGCATTAACTAGAATTTTTGTACACATTTTACATGGAGATAATGTTAAAAGAACTATGTAATTTTCGGGATCATATTCTTTAAACTTAGCTATCATATTTACTTCAGCATGAATAAAGCCACTTTCACCAGGCTCAAGGCTATCTTCTTCAGTTCCAGTTTCTTCATTTACTTCAGCACCACTATATGATCCATTATATCCAAAGCTAGCAATTTTACTAAAATCTTTTCTCAATGCAATACAGCCTACTTTAGTAGTTGAAGAATTAGAAAGATTTTTAATATTTTCTAAAATCTTTGTAAATGTAGCTAATTTTATTTGAAGTCGTTGAATTTTGGTATCCATTTGCTCTTAATTAATTTGGCTCTCATTTTTATGCCAGGTTCTTTACTTAATGATTTTGCTAATTTAATATTATCTTCATCATCATCAAAAAAGGTAAAATCATTAAATCCCATTTCTATAAATTTTCTAAATGCTTCTTTTTTCTTTTCTGAAGTAGAACCTTTAAAACCTAATGAAGTATCGTTAATAGCAAATATGTATTGTGGATTTATATTAATTCCGTTATGTGCTAAAAATTGTTGAATAAGCTTTGAATCATCTCTTGCAGTAATAATGCCAACAGCTTTACCTTTTTGTATAGTTCTTTTTAAAATAGAAAATACCCATTCTATAATTTTACCAGCTTTAAGAATATCTAAACTTTGAAAATCTGAAAAGTCCATTCTATCATTTGGTCTTTTTCTAAATGTATTAAATTCTTGTGGTGTAAGTTCGGTAGAAAACCCTGTTTTAGGATTATGAACTTTAATTTTACTACGAGTAACTACAAGAGTATCATCCACATCAAATATGGTAATTGCATTTCTTTTATTTGCTTCAAATAGCCTCACTTTAAATTTTCCTTTTATTATTTATCAATAAAAACCACATAACACACTAGATGTACTTAAAAGGTGTCTGCGATTAGCAATCCCTTCCGTTAGCATAAACATGTTTTAATACAGGAAATCTTAGACTATATCCTCCGTTTTGATTTTTGCTTTCCTCGAAATACTGAATCGTTACAGTCTTACCTATAATATCTTGTGGAGATTCATAATACATTTCTCTTTGTTCTTTAGAAAATCCTGATCCTACATTTACTTTACAACCTTTATGTTCAATTGTAATACTGCTTAAACATTCTCTTTCTATTTGTTTGCCGTTTTCTGTCCATCGGATATTTCCATTGATTGCATCTAGGACAGTATATTCTGCATCATGGAATTTTTTGACCTTTAGCAGATTATGGCTTCTTTTACCTTCATAGCCTACATTCTTTCTAACCATGATTCCTTCAAATCCTGCCTCTTCAGCATCCTTTGCCATTTCAGTAAATTGTTCCTCTGTTGTTAATTGTTCTTGTGGTAAGAATTCTAACATATCTGAATTAATATTTTCTGGGAGGGAATCATATCCATTTGAAAGTCTTTCAGTAAGTGGCTTAGTTCCAACCTTATTATCAAATTCCTCTAAAGTTAAATAATCAAATACAAAGAATTTAGGATTATCTATTTGATGATCCTTTTTTCTAATCTGTTTCATGATTCCTTGGAAATCTTCATTACCGTCTTTATCGACCATACAGATTTCTCCATCTAGGATAAAATCACCACCTATCTTAGAAATTTCATTTGCTAAATTATCTAATGTTAAAAATTCTTTACCACTTCTAGAGTAAAATGTTACTGTATTCATTTCCTTTCGGCAAATACATCGAACTCCATCTAATTTTCTAGAACCGTACCAATCTCCACTTTGAAAATCTACTCTTTTTACATTATAAGGATTTGCTAATGCAACCTTAAATGTTGGAATTAAATCTGGATGTACTGCTTTATTAATTGATGTTGTATTAGCACCCATTTTAAGGTCTCTATCAATAATGCTGTAGATAAGAGTTTCGTATTGTTTGTTTTCTAAAATAAATCTGTTAACATTTGCAATAGCAGTATGACCAGTACAAACTCTATTTCTTAAATCATCCAATAAAGTAAAAATACTTCCATAAGTATTAGGGTGACCTAGTAAATCAAAATTCTTTTTGCAATTCTTGGATGTAACATTATACTTAAAGTAAGGATTATAAGTATAGTAGAAAATATTTTGTAGAAATTCTCTATCCTCATTTTCCTCTGAGTTGTCAGCATATTTTTTAATGGTTGCAATTTTATGATTACCTGAAGATGAATCGTTCATTTCATTAATGAAAGATTGTAGATAATCAAAGTTGTTTGTTAGTTCAGTCATATTCCGTTTTGTTTAATTTATTATAATATAAATATAATACATTTTCTTGGGAACTGAACTATAAATTCACATTATTTTCAAAAAGTTATTAACAATTCTGAAACAATGTTGTCCGACTAGGGATCGAACCTAGACTCTTCTGGACCAAAACCAGACGTGTTGCCAGTTACACCACCGGACAATTAATTAATCTTCATTATTAGGTGGAATTACAAATAACATAGATTTTAGTTTTTGTAAATTAGTACATTTTTCATATTCTTCTATCTTTTCAAAATATTTAATCATGCCATCAATAGCGTTAAGTTTTGTTTCTATTGTATCATTTCTTTTTAAAACTACACTAGGGCTTTGCATCATAACATGGTATGACAAGTCCATAAATTCTTCAAAATTACTATGCTCTAAATTTAACAGTAAGCTCCTAATAAAATCGTCACTAAAACCATTACCCTTTTCCATTGTACTTATTTTTAATTTTTTCGATTAACTTTTTATCTTCTTGATCTAAGTTTGTAGGAATATCTACAATTATACTTATTAATAAATCAGAATATTTATTTTCTTGTTTATAAATTGGAAACCCTTTACCCTTAACTCTTAATACCTTACCATTAGAAGTACCAGGAGGAATAGAAAAAGATATCTTTTTATCATATACATCTAAACTATCTTTACCACCGAGAAGGGCATCAAATAGACTTATATTTTTAATTGTATGCAATCCTTGATTATCCACAAAAAAATTATTATCATTAACTACTTCTATGGTCATTATAAGATCACCGTTAAGATCCTCAGTCTGTCCTCTTTGTCCTAATCCTTTTAATCTTAATTTTTGTCCATTCCTAATACCAGGAGGAATGTCTACCTTTACAGTTTTCATTCCTATTCTTACATCTCTACTAGTTCCATAATAACTATCAGCTAATGTAATTCTTAATACTCCTGTAGTATTTCTCCCTTTAGAATTATAACCGTATCTTTGATTAAACGCCCCACTAAAATTTTGATTTTTAAGTAAATCTTCAAACATGCTTCCAGTAAAATCATGACCAAAATCAGCAAATGGGTTATTGGCCATTTGATCATACTGAGCTTTCTTTTGTGGATTACCTAATGTTTCATATGCATCTGCAATCTCTTTAAACTTTTCTTCATTACCTTCAGCTTTGTCAGGATGATATTCTTTAGCTAATTTTCTATAAGCTTTTTTAATATCATTTTGCGATGAAGTTTTATCTACTCCTAATATGTTATAAGGATCTTTCATTATTTCCAAAATAATTGTATGCCTATTAAACTACATGCTAAAAATAATGATACTATTGTTTTTGTAGTAATCCCCTCACCTAAAAGATACCAAGTTAAAAATGTAAATGAAATAATACCAGAACCAAATGCTATAAATCTACCAGGCCATAAAAGGCCATCATAATATTCCACCATGAATCTAGTACCATAAATTAGTATGTAACTAATAGTTGAACCAAATATGATTGATACCAAAAAAGGATTCTTTTTAAACCAAGGCCATACAAATTGACCATTAGTCTGAACCCATATCATAGTTTGTCCTAAAAAGAACAAACAAAATGCTGCCAATAATTTATTCATCTATATGATATTTATAACCTTGTCTTGTCATGTGATCCATGTGGCTTTCCATTTGTTTTGCAGTTATCCACACTGAAGGTTCTGGTTCTACTCTCCCGTCTTCTCTTTTATCAAATGCTTTATTTAAAAACCATTTTTCTTTTTTACTTTCCCACCAAAACCAAACCTTTTGCCATGATCTAGGTTTTTTCATATAAACTTTATTTCCCTTATCCATGTGAGCAATAAACTGTTTATATGTAATATCTTTACTAGGCATTTTTGTTTGCTTCTTTAATTGTAAGCTTTTGTATTCTTTCTTCTAAAATAAATTTCTTTTCATCTAATTTATTTTTCTTCTCTAGTTGAATTGCAATTCTCTCTAAGACATTTACCAATTTAGGTATATCACCGTCTATTAATTTGCGGCCCATTTGTGTTCTAAAAAATTCTGACATAATTATGTTTATTTTTATATGCACAAACTCAAAGTTTGTTTACAAATATATAAACAAATAAAACTGATTATGAGTAAGATACCAGAGTTCGATAAATTTAATGAAAATATTGTAGCAGCAGGTTTTGGCCAAATGGGAATCAACAATTTTGCACTAGGTGGAGCTACACCACAAACAGGTTATAGTATGACTCCAATTGCAGGTGTAGTTGAATCGTGTTCAAACCACGTAGCACAAGAAGCAAACATGTATGAAACAAATGATAATGATAAACATACTGCTGAAGCATATATGAAAGAAGCTAAGAAACATGTAAATGAAGCAATGGATAGAGCATATGAAAAGTATGCAGCCACAAATGAAGCAATGGTTCAGGTAGCTGGAAAAGATAAACCATCTTGAGCAAAAGTATTAGCAACGGTAATTTCAGATTATTTAATTGACAAAAATTACATAAGTGCAATCAATGGAAGAAATCCAAAAGGGTCTAGAGAAAAGAAAGTTTTAATACAAGAAATTCAAGACCTAATTATAAATTCAACATTTTAATATGGCAAGCATAGAATTAATACCAGGATTTGAATCCTTTAATGAAAATGATAAAACTATTGATAATCTTAATAGCATGGCATCAACTGACTTAGAAAGAATCGGTGATTATGCTGATATGATTAAAGATAGAATGTCTCAAGGTCAACAATTAGATGCTTGGATGTATTCTAAAATTTCAGACTCGGTTAAAAATCTAAATTCAGTTCATGATACTATGGATGGAAATGATGGAGTTACTGAAGCAGAGAAACATGAATTTAATCCAAATGAAACTGCTGAAAGATTAAAGAGAAGAGAACAACAAAATATTGAAAGATTCAGAGCTGCACAAGATAGAGAAGATCCTTTTGCCGTTCAATATTATCAATTAAGAATATCTCTAGATAAAATGGATTTGCAAAGATTAAAAATTCAAACACAAATTCATCAGCTTAAAAATAAATACAAAAAGTAATGATAAGTAATTTTGATAGCTTTTTAAATGAAAAGAATTTTCAAGTTGTAATTCCTCATAAAGAAAAAGGTTCTGTTGTAGCTAACTTTAAAGCTATGCCTGGATCTACAAGAGATACTGCAGGTAAAATTATTTTAATGGCTAGAGATTCTAAAGCATTAGATCAATTAGAAGGATTGCCTAATTTTCACATACAGCAAAATTTAGAAGATGCTCTTAATAAAGAATTTAAAAGAGAAGGTATAATTGAATTTAGATCTGATAGTGGATATCCTGGTGCAGGTTATGCATTTGATCTAATTTTAGATAAAATAATAAAAAGATTAAACAAATAATGGATTCACAAGAACAAAACCAATCAAGAGAAGATCAAAATGCAATAAGATATTATAAAGGATCTGTAAAACAATTTAAACAAATGTTTGATGACTTAGCAGATGGTAAAGATACTAATGCTTATGATAGCCCAGTAAGACAAGGTTATGATATTCACCCTACAAGAGAAGAGGATATAACGAGTGATCATTGGGAAGATGTGGACGGGCCTACTAATGAAAACCACGTACCTAACTTTAAATCATTTTTAACTGAAGGTAGAAAAACTACTGATGGTTTAGGAAAGGAAGGAATGGAAATCTACAGAGACTTAGGTGATCTTGTTGGATTTGAAAAAGGTATGACTATTACAAATTATAATAAGATTGAACCTGCTATGAAAGACCATAAGTTATTTAAAAAGTTAAATCCTAGGGAAGTAAGAATCTTAAGTAATGCATTAGGCAACTTAATGAGAATAGCAATTAGAATGGAAAGGTAATTTCTATTTACATATAAACTAAAAAAGACCACTCTATGAGTGGCCTTTTAGTTTTATAGTTTTTTATTATCTTAGTTTGATATACTTCTTTCTATTCTGAATATACATCTGACCAATAGGTGCAGTAAGTAATTCTCTTCCATATACATCATAGATTTTATTATCACCAATCATAGTAG